ACTTTCAAGATATATCGAAACGGAAACCGAGCCGAACCAGCGAGATTGAGGTGGATCTGCCAGAGATCGGCAGGGCTTTACCAAGATTGATCACGCCTTATAAAGCAGCTGGTGACTATGTCGCATCTGTGGAGGCTTTTGCCGAGCGCGTCTATGGCGTCAAGTTGATGGAGTGGCAGAAGGTCACTCTTGCCGGGCAACTTGCTTATGCGACGCCTGAGGATCGTGAGACTGGAACTTTGATTCACAGGTCGTCTTTGACAACGTCGGCGCGTCAACAGGGCAAGAGCGTGGCCCTCAGAATTTTGGCATCGTGGTGGGCCGTCCAAATGGCCGCGATTCGAGGCGAGCCCCAAACCATTATGTTGGTCGCTAACGAATACCAGCGCGCCGCTGATCTGTTCATGGATATCGCGGAACCGATGGTTGAGATGTTTGGTGCAAAGTTAATGAAGTCTTATCAGCGTCAGTCGTTGGTGTTCCCTGACGGAACAACGATTCGTTCAGCTGCTGCGACCGCTGGCAAGGTCGGCTATTCGGTAGACCTTTTGCTGATAGATGAAATTTGGGCGATCAGTCCGCAAGTTGTGTGGGGCGCATTGAAACCGAGCCAAGTCGCTCGAAAAAGCCCCTTATTTTCCTGCTGGTCAACGGCGGGCGATACTGGTTCAGAAGTGATGATTTCTATGCGTGAGGGAGCGATCAACTCAATTGACAAGGGCGAAAAGTCGCCGATGTTTTTTGCGGAATGGAGCGCGCCGAGTGGCTCGCCAGTTTCGGATCGCCAATTTTGGCCGTGGAGTAACCCCGCCCTTGGGACGACCGTGTCATGGGAAGCCCTTGAGGACGCATACAAAACTTTGCCTAGTTCGGAATTTGTTCAGCAACATCTCAATATGTGGCAAGGCTCAACTCAGTCTTGGATTCCCAACATTTGGCACGACCTCGTTTCCCAAGTTGCGATGCCACCGGGTGGAATTCTCGCCGTGGATTCGAGCCTTGATGACCAGAGATATTGCGGAGTTAGGGCTGTCCAACATGACGGACGCGTGATTGTGACTACCGAATTTGTGGTTGAATCTCAGGCTCAAATGTGGGCCGAGGTTAACCGTGTCATGCAAGACCGCGAAGTGCAGCTGCGCGTCAACCCGACTATCCATCCGAATGTGCCTCCAGACTTTGCGCGCCGAACACAGATTGTTGGTTACCGTGAAATGAAAACGGCAACACCAATGGTTAGGTCAATGATCATTGAGGACAAGTTGCGCCACACTGGCGAAAACTCATTGGCAGAGCACGTCACTCGAGCGGTCATGGTAAAACTGTCAGAAGGTGCTGCACCGCTAAGTTCACAAAAGTCACCCGGTCCGATTGAGTTGGCGCGTTGCATGGTTTGGGCGGCCGCTGAAGCAGGACGGCCAGTCAGGTCGTCGCGTGCCGCTTTCGCTTTTGGCTGAGGGTACTTAACACAGACCAAAAACTGTGAGAGAATCGCTAGTGATGGCTCTTTTCGGTAGCAAGAAAGTAAGCGCAACCCCCGCGTTTGCGTATGCGCCGATACAGGCTGCAGCAGGTTCTGCCGCACAGGTGGGTCAGTTCTATACGTACTCCGTCGGGGCGTCGCAAGAACTGGCCCTCTCTGTTCCCACTGTTGCCCGCTCGATTCAAATGATTGCGTCTATGGTCGGCTGCTTAGAACTAAAGCATTACACCACGCAGTGGACTGGATCTGAGTACGAAGAATTGTATTTGGAGAATGAGTCGTGGATGGATCAGCCCGATCCTAAGGTCACGCGCAACTTCATTTTTTCCCAGCTCGTGACGGATCTTATGCTTCACGGTCGCGGATTCTGGTACATCACCAGCCGATCCACTGCCACAGGACGCCCGCTTTCGTTTCAATGGTTACCCGCCGCAATGGTCACGACCATGGATCAGGCTGGACCGCAATGGTTCGGCCCGTCCGATCAAGTCGAATTTAACGGTTACCCACTTGCAACCGATGACGTCGTGCAGTTCTTGGCACCGACTCAAGGTCTGCTCTATACGGGCAACCGGGCAATTATGACGGCCTTGAAACTTCAGCAATCCGCTGACCGTTTCGCTGTCAACGAGATTGCCGCTGGTTGGTTGCAACAGACCGACGCCTCCGAGCCAATGTCTGCCGAGGATCTTTCCGAACTTGCAGCTGCTTGGCGTAACGCTCGACAGCAAGGTGCGATCGGCGCATTGAATAGCGTCGTTACCTACAAGGAATATTCCAGTGACCCGAACAAACTGCAACTGATTGAGTCGCGTCAATTCCAAGCATTAGAACTGTCTCGGGCCACTGGAATACCTGCATATCTTTTGGGCATTGGCGTTCAGGGTTACACATACCAGAACGCGCAACAGGCACGCCAAGACCTTTACTTGTTCGGCACCAAACAATATTTGGATGCCATTGAACAAACGCTTTCAATGAACCAACTTTTGCCCCGTGGTCGGTACGTCAAATTTGATGTTTCGGACTACGTCTACGAAAACGATCTAGGGAATGTTGAGCGCGAACCCGCTTTTGATTCAGGAAACCGCGAGGAAGAATACTCATGATTAGATTGACCGCTCAACAGATCACGCTGGACGCGTCCGCTGATGGTGAACCGTCGCGTCAAATAACTGGGCTTGCCGTTCCTTGGAATGTCAAAGCGCAATTAAGTGGTGGCGAATCGGTCGTCTTTCTTGAGGGCTCACTGCCTGAGGACGGCCCGATGCCGAAACTTTTGGAATACCACGACGACACGCGCGTTATTGGTCGAGTCACCGAAAGAGTGTCAACTAGCGAAGGCATGATGTTTGTAGCAAAACTGAGCGCCACTCGCGCCGCCGATGACGCTCTCGCACTGCTCGCCGACGGCGCTCTAGACAGTGTTTCGGTGGGAGCAATCCCCACCAAGTTCAAGCGCCTGTCAGACGGAACCCTAGAGGTCTCTCAAGCCCGATTCGTAGAATTATCGGTGGTCACTGTGCCAGCCTACGAATCAGCGCAAATATATTCAGTCGCCGCCTCATCACCCGATGAAAGCGAACCCGACGAAACCGAAACCCCAACAGAAACAACCCCAACACCATCCGAGGAGGATGAAATGTCAGAACCCACAACCGTTGAAGCCGCAGTTGCGACTCAACCCATCTATGCAACCGCCGTTAAGCGTGACGCAAAACTGCCGACCGCTGTCGAATACTTGAGTGCTGCCATTGCTGGCGGAACTGCTTGGGAACGTATGCACGAAGCACTTCGCGCCGCAGCTCCTGACGTGGTCACCAGCGACACACCTGGTGTGCTCCCAACCCCAATCCTTGGACCTGTCTACAACAACTTCATTGGCCGTCGTCCAGTTGTTGATGCAGTTGGTGCCAAGTCCATGCCGGGTGGTGGCAAGATCTTTATTCGTCCCGAGGTCACGACCCACACGAGCATTGGTGCAAGCCTCGCCGAAATGAGCAATCAGTCAGGCACTTTTGTGGTGTCCTCAAATCAGGTCACAAAACAAATTTTCGGTGGCTACGTGAACATCTCTGAAGCCGATCTAGATTGGACCGATCCCGCGATCTTGTCAATCTTGCTTGACGACATGGGCCGTATCTACGCAAACGCAACCGACAACTACGCAGCCGACACTTTGGTCGCTGGCGCAACAACTACGCAAGCGTTTGCCGCTGCCGACACTGCCAAGCCTGAAGTTTGGGCCGCTGAAATTGCTGAAGCTGCAGCAACAATTCTCACTTCGTCAAATGGCAACTTGCCGACTCACTTATTTGTGGCTCCCGGTATTTGGCAAGATTTGATCGCTTTGTCGGATTCGAGCAAGCGTCCGTTATTCCCACAAATCGGACCGATGAACGCATTTGGTAATCTTGCACCCGGTCAAGTCAACGGAAACGCTTTCGGGTTGTCCGTTGTAGTTGACCGCAACTTTGCCAGTGGAGTTTGTATTGTCGGCGACGCATCTGGATACGAACTGTTTGAACAGCAAAAGGGCGCTATCTCGTTGGACAACCCGTCCACCTTGAGCCGCACCATTGCGTTCCGTGGCTACTTCGCCGCCTTGATGATTGACCCCAGCAAGTTCGTCAAGTTCACGTTCGCCTGATCCGACTGACTAAGTAGAGAGACTGCACCATGGCCACATTTAGCGTGACGCACCACCAGCGTCTAGACGATGTTGCTGTGGTGCAGACCCTCGAAACAACCGACATAACAGTCGGTCAGACAATCACACTGACAGGACTCGGTCACGGTCTCAACGGCACCTACATTGTTATCGCTGTACCCATCTACCTGTTTGCTGGCGTTAACGAAGCAGGCGACCTGCTGTACAACGAAAACGAAATTATTGTCAACCAGTTGATGTTTCAAGATGTTGGCGACGATCTAGAACGATCCGCAGCTGACCCGTTCGGAACTTTGACATGGACTTTAAGTTGTACATGGTTGGCTTCGACTGCGCCAGTAATTGAGTTTCTCGGAATCGCGTCGGCCACGGCAAATGACACCGCGTTCCTCACGACTTGTGTCGCAGCTGCAAACGCCTGGTGTTTCAGGCGTCGCGTGCAGGCTGGTTACCACGACAGTCTTACGACCGTCCCTGACAGTTCAGTGCTGTTAGGAACCACGCTTTACGCTGCAGGGCTCTACCGTGAACGTGGGACCACTGGAGACAGTTACGCATCGTTTGGTGACATGAGCGGACCGCCTCTCATGACCTTGGGTCGAGTCAACCAGTTGCTTGGCATTAAACGATCGCAGTGTGCATGAAATGGCAGGCATCTTCACGGACACCGTTGACACCGTGTCGGCTTCGCTCACAGCCCTTGGGCTTAAGCCTGTCACCGATGCGCGCAACGCCCGACCGCTCACCGTGTTCGTGGAATTACCGACGTTCACTTGTTTCAACAACCAAGTCGCCGATATCACAGTTGATCTCCGAATCCTCGGCGCGCCACCCGGCAATAGCGACTCGGCAAACTACATTCTCGGCGTCGTGGACGCAATTATGAACAGCCCGATTGCCGTTTTGAGTGGCGCACCGTCGCTCGCTCAGATCGGTTCGCAAGAACTACCCGCATACGATTTAACAATTAGAATCGCTTCCAAGCGCATCCCATAAAGGAAAAACCATGCCCACAACAAAAACCGTTTACTTGTCCAACCCAACCGTCTTTATTTCAACGGTGGACGTCACCCAGAACACCAGTGCCGCCAGCCTAGAAATCGGCTATGACGCTTTGGAATCTACGACCTTCGGCGATACTGGTCACCGCTTCGTGTCGGGCCTCCAAATGGTGAACGTCACCTTGACAATGTTCCAGAACTACGGCGCAGGCGAAATTGAAGCCACCTTGTTTGATGTTGTCGGAGATGGCACTACCACACTGGTTATCTCGCCATCAGGTTCAACCGAATCAGCGTCTAACCCTGAATATACGATCAGTAACGCAATGATGTCATCGTTCACCCCAATCGTTACGACCGTCGGAGAACTGAGCCAAGTCTCAGTCACCTTCACTGGTGGCACTTGGGTCCGCGACATCGTCAGCCCGTAATCAACAACTAACTAAAGGACCCCGACATGATTGGCATGACATTAAAAGTAGAAATGACAGACGGTGAAACATTCGAAGCACCGATCACCTACGGAGTTGCGTGCAGGTGGGAAGACCACCACCCCACGCTCTCCGTGGGCCGTTTCTTAGAAGACATGAAATTCAAGCCTCTCGCATGGTTGGCTTGGGATGCGTTACGAACCAAAAAGATTGTGGTGCCGTTGTTTAGCACTTGGGTAGAGAACGTCATGGATATCACGTTTATCCCAAAAGCCAAACAGGGCCCGCAGGAAGAGCAACAAACCTGATCGCGCAGCTCGCTGTTCGTACAGGCATCAGTCCGTTGGATCTGATGGAAACACCAGCCCAGATCATTGACGAAATGATCAGGTTGATAATCGAACAGAACGAGAGCAAGCGATGAGTCTAGGAATAGATCTGAAACCGACAGGGCTGAAAGAAGCTCTTCGGACGATCAATTCCGTTGACCCCAAACTTCGTCGGGCTTACGGTAAGCAGATACGCGAACTTGGCAAAGTGGTTGTGGACGCGATTACACCGCTGGTCCCGTCGTCGTCGCCTACGCGTGGCATGGATGGCCCGTGGCGTACCGGGTGGAAGAACGGTCAGACAAAGAACGTCGTCGTCAAGACGAACACTCGAAAAGCACGCAAACGCAACATCACTAAAGGTGCACAATATGAAACGATTGGAACAATTACCGTTGGAACAAAAGGTGCAGCACTCGCGATCGCAGATATGGCTGGCAAAAGTGGCAATAGAAGCCGTAGTGGTCCGCGTGCTCGTCCAAACTTTTCTGGGGTTCTTACGGACAAAATTGGTCGCGGTCCGTCGCGCATGGTGTGGGCTGGTGGCGAGAAAGCAATTCCAGACTTTCAAAAAGCCTTAGAGCCTGTTATCAAAGAGGTAATCTTTGAAGCGAACAAAGAATTGATGAAGGTGAACCGCTGATGGCAATTAACATTCCGATTCTGACCGAGTTCTCAGACTCAGGAATTAAGGCCGCTAAAGCCGCTTTCGGTAACTTTAAGACCGCTGTCGGCGATGCCGAGGGTGGGATGGGCAAATTTAAGGCTGGCTCCAAAGTCGCTTTAGATGCCGTCAAAGCCAACGCGGGAACTCTCGCCATTGTTGGAGGAGCTGCGATCGCAGGCTTTGCGACCAAAGCAATCACAGCGTTTCAAGACCTTGCGTTAGCGTCAGGCAAGTTTGCGGATGCTACAGGTCTGGCCGTTGAGGACGCGTCACGTTATATTGAGGTAGCAGGCGATCTGAGTATCCCAGTAGACGCCGTTGAAGGTGCGATTGGTCGACTCAATAAAACGATTGGTGCGGACCCGGACAAGGTGCGAAACCTTGGAGTTGACCTTGTCTATTTGAAAGATGGGTCGTTAGACGTCAACGCAACTTTCCTCAAAACCATTGAACGAATTAAAGGCATTAAAGACCCAGCTCAAAAAGCAACGGTTGCGGCGCAGCTGCTTGGCAAGGGCTGGCAGTCAATGGCCGAACTTATTGAGATGGGCGCGGACGATCTTAAAGCCTCTTTAGATTCTGTGTCGAGCGCGCAAGTTATCTCGGATGAAGAACTAGCAAAGGCTAAAGAGTACCGAGACACTGTTCAACAACTTGGTGATATTTGGAATGCTTTTGTTATTAACGCTGGCGGTGTTTTTGTTGACATTGTGGCCGACTTAAAAGATTTGACCAGTTGGCAAGGATTAGGAAGACAACTGAAAGAGGGACCTCTTGGAAGGGCTCTCGGCGAATTAGGCGGCTTGTTTAACGACAACGAAGAGAACGCGAAAGCGGCAGAAGAAGCAGCAAAATCTCTGGGCGATGCCTATAGCGGCTATGTGAGTTCAAGGCTTGCAGAGAGTCGCGAAGAGATCGCTCAAATGAACCTTGCAATTGAAGATCAAGCCGAAGAATTAGCAATCACCGATCTTAAATGGCAGTCGTTGATCGGCACGCTAAAACTTGATAGTGCTATGACCGACGCTAAAGAACAGTTGGCTGGTCTAAAAGAAAAAGCGGTTGAGGCTTACGGCGGGTCACAAGAGGCAGTTGATGAATATAAAGAAAGCCTAATTAACGCCCAGCTGATGGTTCTTGCTCTTGCTGGCACAGTTCAGTTGACTAATGCGCAAAAGAATCAGATTCGAATCCTTGTTGACACTGAACAACTTGATCGGGCTATCAGCCTTATTGGAACTATTTCTGCTGGCGGTTACACGCCTGAATTGAACGCGATGCGGTTCCGTGGCGCAAGAGCCTTAGGGGGTCCGGTCGCACCAGGTGGCTCTTACCTTGTGGGTGAGCGCGGGCCTGAGTTGTTCACGCCGTCGTCGTCTGGGAACATCACGCCTAACCACGCAATGGGAGGCGGAGCAAACATCACGGTCAATGTTTCAAGTGCTGACCCGAACGCTGTCGTCGCAGCTCTTCAGCAGTACATTCGAAACCGTGGAGCGTTACCGATCACAATAAACAGCACAGCGTTCCGAGGCTGACATGGCCCCACCAAGCACATACGAAACCTTTCTTGGTGTAAACACATCTACTGATTCATTTATTGATTTAACCTCAACACTTCTATCGTTCACGACAGATCTTGATTGTGGAATCTTTACGATGGGTCAGGCTTCGGCATCGTTTACCGTCAAGAACTTTGACAACGCTTTCACACCGAACGCTGGCGGAACTTACGCAACTACAAACTGGTTCGGTTCAAGGTTTTTGCTCAGAATGGAAATAGACGGGATTACGACTACACTTTTTGACGGAATCTGTATTGATTTTTCTATTGACTCAGGGTACGAAGACAGCAAAGCCTCTTTCACTTGTGTTGACGCTTTCCAAATGGCATCCAACACTCAGACAAATTTATTCTCAATTACATCGCTTGAAACAATGAGCGTCAAGATTGCTGGACTTTTGAATCAGGCTAAGTTTCCGGTACTTGGCAAAGTGTCATCGTCGGCAAGTTTCCGAAGCATTGGTGCCAGTTCTGGAAGCGTGACAGAATACGGTGGTTCTACAACTGGCGCAGTCTCAGATCTTTTGAACGGTCAACTCATACCATCATCAGCTTCTATCTCATGGCCTGTAAAAACTATACAGGTGCTCTTTGGTGGCCCATTTACTTACGAATCAGTGATCCTGTATGAAACACCGTTGAAAAACACACAACAGGGGCCTTATTACATGTACGGGTCTGACATCACACCAGTGACAGGTTCAATGCCGTTTCAAGTTTTGACTGCTTCGTACGTTCGAGCGGACTTTGCGACAGCTGCACAGTCAAAGGTCGGATCTACAACAATGATTGTGCCTAACGGTGCTGACGAAAATTTGTTTGGCATTCGTGTGATTGAGTGGCCTTTATTAATGACTTCAACTGTAGGTCAGCAATACCAGACCGGAGCTCTTGGCAGTCGCTGGAACACTCTGGAATACGTGCCGACCAACATTCAAGTCAAATTGTCTCAAATCAAAAGTTTGCAAGACGCATCTGTTAACACAGCATTCAGAAAATTGCTTGACATGGAGTCAGGCATATGGGAGCGCCTAGAACTCAAATACAAACCAGTCGGCACTTCCACGACTGTGACAACTCAAAACATTATTAGTGGACGCACTATTAGCGGTACACCTGAGGACATGATCGTGTCATTAAGGACAAAACCTTGGTACAACTGGAGCGCGTTCATACTTGATAATTCATTTGAAGGAATATTAGACACCAGTCGGCTCGGCTGGTAAAGGAGAAAACATTATGGCAAGTTTTGGATCGTTCACATCGGGCAGTATTTTGACTGCGGCCGAATTAAATGCGGCGGGAGCCTGGACAAGTTACACACCGACATTCGCTTCGGGTGTGACTGTCGGTAACGGCACATGGGTGGCCGCATATTCTGTGTTCAATAAGATTCTTTTTTGGCAAGGCACATTCACTTTGGGTTCCACTTCAGCAATCACTGGCGCAGTCACCATCAACTTGCCTGCAGGTCTGACATTCCCGTCGCCTGATAACGGCGAGCTGATTGGTAATGTTCGAATGACACCGGCAGGCAGTGTTTTCTATGGCGGTGCCCGTGAAGCCTCTACTAGCACAGTCAGCATTTTTGCCTATAACGCTTCGGCAACATATTTACAAGGAACAGGACTTTCAGCAGCAGTCCCAGCAACATGGGCAAACACCAACGTCATGTCTATTGCATTTGTGGCACAATTAGCCTGATGAAAACTCTTGCCATCGTCGCCGCTCTTGCCGTAGCACTCATGCTGGTTATTACCAGCTGTAGCGACCGCACTCGAAACAACTGCGAACAACAACCCACAGCGCCCAGATGTGACACCTCAACAGGAGCAACCACACCATGAAAAAATACACCAACTCTGAGATCAAAGCGCGCCTAGTCCTCATGGTCGGAGCTGCACTATCGCTGACATTCATCATGAGTATCGGCATGATCCTGTACTCGCTCGCGTTTGTCGTCCAGCCTCTTGAAGTGTCACCAAACGACTCAAAAGCGTGGGAAGTTCTCTCAAGCGTTCTTCTCGTGCTTGCTGGAGCATTGACAGGATTACTGGCATCCAATGGTCTCAAAGACAAAGACAAGGACAAACAAGATGACTAACTACCCGGTACTACCCATCATCATGCCGTCAGACCTAGAAGGTCAAAAGAACGGCGAACTTAAAGCATCCTTATTACGCAACATTAAAGCACCCAACGGCAAACTGCACAGCCTCGCCGCGACCGCATGGAACGCGTTACAACTTGCCGCGTACTTTGACGGAATAGAACTCAAGCACGTCGGCGCATACCGCCCACTAGACCGTCAAACCGCCCTGTTTAATGAACGGTACGAAGCCAAACCCAACTTCCGTAAACCCCAAGTAACCCGCAAATACAACGGTCAAGTTTGGTGGCTGAAACAAGGTTTCGCTCCAGCAGGGACACCCGGTACGAGTAATCACGGCTGGGGACTCGCAATAGATGTCGCGTCAGCCTCAGGCAAACGACTCGAATGGTTACTCGGCGACGGATTTATGACCAGTAACGCGCTCAAATTTGGGTTCTCATGGGAGGTCAAATCGGGTGCTAACGCAGAAGCGTGGCATATCCGCTACGTCTGCGGAGACAACCTGCCACAAGCCGTTCTAGATGCCATTGCGGCGTTTCCTACACTCGACGCGCGGTGACTTGACATTTGGTCTGGAAGTCGGTCTAATGACTGACAACCAAGTGCGTCCCGTGATAGCGGGACCCCGACCGCAGGAGGAAAGCAATGCAACAATCCCTTTTTGACGTTCTCGTGAAAACACCCGAGATGATCAAATACGAAGCCTTTAAAGAGGCAAACCCTTGGGTCATGCCCGCACTACTGCAGATGGTTTACAAGCTGCACATTCAAGGGCACACGCACTACGGCATTGCGGCCCTTGTCGAAGTCTTGCGATATCAACACGCAACTACAAACGACCCGACCAGCGAATTTAAATTTAACAACAACTATCGCGCTTTTATGGCCCGAGAAATTATGCAAGAAAACCCAATATTTGAAGGCTTTTTCAGCACCCGCAAATCAGTTGCGGACCTATCAGAGGACTACTAATGAACCTTAAACGACTAACCTTTTTAGCCTTAGGAACTTACGCAATGCTTGCAGTTTGGGCGATCACAGACGTACAGGAATCGTCACCGATGCTGACCATTGCGCCACGCACAACGATCACATTGCAGGACTTGACACCCGAACAACTCGAGGACCGCGCCGAAGAGCTGACGACAACAACGACCAGCACCACCACAACACAACCAGTAACAACCCTTGCGCCGTTCCACCCGGACACCAAATGCCAAGAATGGTTCCCATCAGCAATCTCGGTCGGCTGGCCCAACAACACCGAGACACTTCAAAAACTAGGTCGGCTGCTCTGGAAAGAAACCCGTTGCCTAAACATCACACCGATGTCCAGTGACCCCGAACTAGCAGACCGTTTCAACGGCCACGATCACGGCGTCGCGCAGATCAACGAGATCCATACCAAGTACGTGGAACAAGTGTTTAATATGCCGTTTGCTGAAGCCATGTCCGACCCGACACTCAATCTCAGATTTGCCTACCTGCTTTATTCCGACATCGCTGAGGGTGGCGGTTGCGGATGGAAACCTTGGCGACTGTGCTAGACCGCTGGTGGGATCACGCAGCTTGTCGAGGCATGGATCTCAACCTGTTTATCTTTGAACCGGGTGAACGGTACTCACGCAAGAAAATTGCTGAAGCAAAAGCGGTATGCGCAACCTGTTTTGTCCGTCCCGAATGTCTCGCCGAATCCCTCAAATATTCCACGACTCAACTTGAGTGCTACGGCATATGGGGGGGTCTCACATGGAAAGAACGACGCCAACTACAATCTGACACAAACCCAGCCACACCGCTGGTGTACCGTAACGGCAAATACCGACAAATCAAGGAGCCCCGACCATGACCAAAGAATTAGCGGAATTGACCGCCATGATCTCCAAAGCCGATATTGCGATGAAAGCATCTATCTGGGAGATTGAACGCCTCAGAGACGATGTGGCGATGCTTAGAAAGGCGCTTTACGAGTTGGCTTATGTTGCTGAGGAACATGGCGTCTATCTGTCCAACCTCACGAAGAGCACTCAGGACGCCATTGTCGCTATGCGTTTAGGCGGTTTCAAATGAACACCGACGAAATAGCAGGGCTGGTTAAACATAACGAACGGTACAAAACACTTTTGAAACTTTTTGACGACCATTATGTATGCGAACCCTGCTACGAATTGTGCGCCACATATTTACAAAACTGCGACAACCCTTTACACCAATTGCACGAAGCCGCATGGGAGAACGAACAATGAACTGCAACATCTGCGCCAGTGGTTTCAACTCTGCTGATATTCGGATGCGTACAGAGTTACGCGGAATCTGTCTCAAATGCGCCGAAGAGTTTGGTTTCAAAGGCATGACAGTGGAAGAAACTGCTCGCTGTGTCTCCATGATTCGAGTTGTTAACCAACTGAAAAACCAAACGCCCTCACAGGCCCGACACTTAAAGGACATGGAAACATGAAAAAGGAAGATCAACTATGGGAACAAGAATTATTCCATAACAAAGAAATAGTTTTATGGTCTCAACGCTCACAACGGTGGAAAAACATTGTTTTGATGTATGAAGAACTTATGGAAAACACTCGCCGCACCGCAGGCTTGCATGGTGAACAACTAGTTGACGCTGTTTGTCGCAATTCAAATTTGTATTTAGAAATTCAAAACGAAATTGATAAAGCCCATGTAATTGACGGCGAAGATTTTGGTGGGGGCTACTGATGAGTTTCAACCCAGCCGACTACGCCGAAGTAGCAGAACGGTTACCACTGTTTTGGAAAGACTGCGCACGCGGACGCATCATCACCGAAATCATCGTGGACGACGGAACACGCATCGTCATGAAAGCCAGCCTGTTCGCCACATATGAGGACCACCATCCGACCACCACAGGATTCGCTGAAGAGATCCGAGGCTCAAACATGGTCAACAAAACCAGTGCGTTAGAAAACTGTGAAACCAGTGCGATCGGTCGGGCCCTAGCAAATTACCAGTATCAGGGCTCCCGTAAGCGTGCCAGTCTGGAGGAAATGGTCAAGGTGTACCGCCAAGGCGAACAACCACAAACGACCACAAACGCAGCTCCTGAACGAACCCAGTCGCTCGGCTCATCTAGCGAACCGCCGACCGCGAAACAGTTAGGAATGCTTCGAGCCAAGAACTGGGAAGGCGCAGTGCCAGCCACTAAACGTGAAGCGTCTGAACTTATTAACAGGTTGATGAACGGTGGCTGAGGTTTCTGAAGCAGAGTTTCAAAAAGCCGTTATCACGCTCGCCAAGTTGCACCGCTGGAAAGTGATGCACACCCAGCCCGCGCAGATCCGACCGGGACGATGGATCACACCCAACACAGGCGACCAAGGCTTCCCCGATCTAGTCATGTCACACGCAACCCGAGGCACCATCTTTGTCGAATTAAAAGCCCCCAAAGGCGTGGTTTCCGATGCTCAATGGGAATGGATCAACACATTGGAAGACGCAGGACAAGAAGTCCACGTTTGGCGGCCCAAAGACTTAGAGAAGATCAGCCAACGCTTGGCTTGGGGACCTGACCCTCATTGACTTAATGGGCTAAGCGCGTCTAGCGTCCCAACACAACTGACACCATCAGAGCGCACAGAGGCGCTCACTAGCCCTTGCAGGAATCTGACTCTTGCTCTGGGAACACTCGGCAACGAGGGTAGACGCTCACGCATTGTGAGCGATCAGCGTTCAAACGTACATTGCGAATGGTTGTCCACCGAACAAAACTAGACAGGCTCCCATGGGCTACTTGCCCTAAATAGTGGGGGACACAAACCACACGCGCAACCCATGACAAACGACGACAACCGAGCGAGTGCCCTTCTCGCTTGGGCGTCAGTATCTCTTGACCTTGCCCTATGATCTCACCATGAGCGGTAACCCGGTATACAACACCAAACAATGGAAACAACTCAGGGCCCAAGTCCTACAAGAAGAACCCATCTGCCACTGGTGCCACAAGAAACCAAGTAGCCAAGCCGATCACGTTGTCGAGTTAGACCGCGGAGGCGATCCTTACGACAGAACCAACATCGTCGGTTCATGCGCCAGTTGCAATGCCCGACGCGGTGCCAACCATGTCAATAAGAAAACGGCGCAACGCGTACAAAATCGCTCAAAACTTTCTTTTTTGAACGAACAGACTACCCCGAACCCCTATTCCGAAATACCCTCAACTAGCCCGAACCAGCAGGAACCAGCCCGAACCAGCGGTGGTTCAGTCATATCTGGTCGTATCGAGCCGAGGTTAGTGACGCCTGTTCCTGCCGGTGAGAGTTTTGGTCCTGCCCTAACTGCGTGGGCGAAACGCGTGCTCAATATTGAGCTCATGGAGTGGCAAAAGCGCATCTGTAACGACGCGTTGACTGTGGATGCCGACGGCGACTTTGTGTTTCGTGAGGCTTGTATTAGTACGGCCCGACAGAACGGCAAGAGTCTTGTGATGCGGGCGGTCGCTGGGTTTATGGCTACCGAGTATGCAGCTGCACGTCGTGAACCTCAGACGATTGTCATTGTGGCCAACCAAAAGCGTCGGAGCA